CCAGTAAAAATATTCTTTTTAATTAAATCTGTTGTTTTTATTTTTGAATCTTTTAGTGGTTTTACTACGTCCGAACTAGTTGTTTTAATTTTAACAGGTGTTTTCTTTACATATAATTCATTTCTTAAAAATTCCGCAATAGATAACGAATATTCTATATCTCCGCTACCGTCTTTTATTCCGTAATCCAATTTAGATATTACACACCTAAAAGATATATTAATATTGCTTACCGTTATATACAAAGGTTTTCTTAGCGATCTCCAAGATTCAATCTTATCAATATACTCCATTCCTTTAAATGTATTATCTTTATTAAATCTGTAATCTTTTAAAGGGAAGAACGCTGAAATCTCCAACGTTCTATTTCCCAACAATCCAGTTAAATTAATATCTCCTTGACCAATCGTTTTAAAGTTTTCTATTTCTTGCGGAGAATTTACATTAATAGTTTTTTGTATTACAGGGAATTTTATAAATTCACTTTCGTCTGCATTGTATAAAAAAATTTCCATTCGTTTCTCCAAACCCCTCGAAATAGAGGGAATTATATATTCGCTAATCTCACTTGCAATTGTGTTACTAATTCATTAACATCCATGCCTTTTGCATCTATATGTATTGTAACATTATTACCGCTACTTGCGTTACCATCCATAAGTTGTTGTGTTCGCTCGGCAGGTATAATTGCTGTTCCGCTTGGCATAATCTGCATTTCACCGCCACGTTCATTAACCATACTTGCACCACCACTAAAATATGACGTTCCGTTGGCGTTTTTAACTGGACTTGGTCCCATTGCTCCTGTTGCAAAATATCCTACTGAATCATTATTACCTAATCCCTTTTTTAAACCTAAAAATTCTTTTAACGAATCAAATGCACCGTTTACTTTTTCTTTAAAAGTGTCTATATGATTGTATGCCCATATAAGACTTATTACTAATGCACCAATTGCTAATACAACTATTCCTATAGGATTTGCCCACAGCACTGTATTTAAAAGTAATTGAGCACCTGCCCATGCTTCAGTAAAAAACGTTGCTAAACTAGTAGTTGACTGATAAACCATTATAGCAACTGTCAATACTTCAACGATTGCTATTTTTGCGGTAAGATATCCAACATGAATCAGCTCCATTGCTATGGCAGATCTAATTGCCAATTGATAAGTTGCCCATGCGACTACTATATCTAAAATAGTTTCTTTATGTTCAGCCAAAACACTGCCATAATACTTAAATTCATTAACTGCTTTAGGTACAAGTGCTGTTATTTCTCTTACCGCTTCGGTTAGTGGCACTCTAAAATCTTCAAATGCCTTTATTCCTAAATTTGTTAATACATTTCCTAATATGTTTAGCGAACCCCATAAATTATCGCTTATGGTTTGTGCCATTAATTCAGCCGCGCCATCAGCGTTTTTGAGCGCTTCTTCTTCCGCTTTTAATTTAGCCCCGCCCTCTGTTAATAATGCTATCATTCCGCTTAATGCAGGTTTTCCCGCTAATGCCGCTACGTTTGCCAATCGTTGCTCTTTAGTCATATTAGCCATGCCATCGTTCATTTCGTCTAGCATTTGCGACATTGGTTTCATTTTTCCTGTAGCAGAATCAAAGGCTTTAAAATTCATATTTTTCATAGCATCGCGCATTTGCTTTGTAGGTTTAGCCATATTAGTAATTACGCCACGCAATGTTGTGCCTGCCATTGATGCCTTGATGCCATGATTACCTAATAACACGATAGATGCCGATAAATCTTCCAGTCCTATGCCAACTCCTGCCGCAATCGGAGCAACATAATTAAGAGATATACCCATATCTTGTACCGAAATAGCAGAATCAGCCGCCGCCATTGCAATAACATCTACCATATGAGGTAATCCCTCAACCCCCATTTTAAAACTTCTTACCGCACTAGTACAAATTTCAGTAGCCTGCGCCATATCCAAATTTCCTGCAACTGATAACAATACTGCGCTTTCATAGCCCTTTAAAGTTTCAGTAGCGTTAAAACCCGCACTGGCAAACACTTGCATTCCGTCTGCCATTTCTTTGGCACTTCGCGGGTATTTTTCACTAAGTTCTAATGCCTTATCAGATAATAATTTCATTTCAGCATTAGTACCACGCGAAACTGCTCTCACGGCTGATAGACTTTTTTCAAATTGCATTCCTGAATCTATTGCCATTTTTAACCCGCCCGCTAATAAAACACTAGCACCAACCATAGCACCAATTGTTGCCCCTGATACCCCAACTGAATCGCTGAACTTTTCAACCGAACTTGATGCGGTTTTTAGCGAGTTTCTAAAACCGTCAATGTTTAAAGACAATATTCCACTTAAAGAAAATGCCATGTTTACCTCCTTTTAAAAATAAGCCGTAGCTATTATGCCACGGCTTACTATCTACTTATTCTTTTTCTTTTCCTCATCATAATAATTAACAATTATTGCCTTGTATAATTCATATCTGCAAGGGTCGTTAAGCACTTCTAAAAGAAAATCGTCACCGTGACCACGCAAGATGAAAAAGTTTAAAAAATGAAACTCGTTGTCTTGCGCTATTAGTTTTTTAAGTCTTTGGTCATTTCTTCTACATCTTTACCAATAATTGATAACGACAACTTAGAAATTTCTTCCATATCAAACATTTTATCTATAATCATATGAGGTTTGCATCCACTGTTAAAAGTTTCCTGTAATTCCTTATCTTTTAAGTTAGGCTCAATCATATGTGAGTAAATAAGATATACATCAATTTCAATTTCTTCCATTTTTCTAACATTGAACACTTCCGCTCTAGTTGCGGTTTTAAAAGTTACTTCCGTATCTAAACTAGGGATAAACATTGTCTTAATTTCGTTTCTTTTATCGTTAATCGCCTGTTTCATTTCGATTAATTCTTGAATGCTTTTGATAGCCATTTAATAAAAACCTCCGTTATTTTTTCTTACTAGTTAATTATACCATATTTACGTTACAGGGATAAATTCAGGAAATTTAATGTCGCTGAATGTGTGGCCGAAGGGAAATTCTCTTTCTAATACTTTGCCGACTTCAAATTCTGCAATTGTTACTTCATTAAACCAGCAATTATCTAATTGTACCGATTCTCTGCCGAGCGCATAAGGATCGTCAAGGGTAACAAATAATTGGAAACGTTTATCTTTGCCACTTTTAAATTCTTCAATAAATTCCTGTTCTCGGCTATATACTTTATTAATTTTTATCGAACCATCACAGGAAATTGAAGTAATTTTGCTATCTTCGTCATAACTTCCTGCCATTTGAATTTTTTCTCGATTAATTTTAGCTTTAGATTCTACAGACTTAACTTCTGCCCATAAATTACCATTCATCCATAATTGACCTTTGCTGCCACTAATTACTTTTTGACCTGCTATTTTAGCCATTTAATTACCTCCTAATTATAATATCCATCTTCATAACGTTTAATTGATTTTACTATTGTATTATAATCAACTTTGTAAAATCTACTCAATGCTTTTCTTGTTTCACCTTTTGATATTCTAATTATAACATCTTCTACGTTTTCTTTATTTAATTTCCATTCGTGTTTACGACTCATTGCTTTAACGCTTGTTTTTTCGTATAAACTCATGTGGAATGTTGGATCGTTTATTGATGATTGGTATATTTCTTCCAGTGTCATTTTCTTTTTATAAATCATGGCTTGTAACGCTTTTGGTGTTATTCCCATTGATTTTGCTATTTCTTTATGACACTTCATTCCCATAAATTCAATTGTTGTTGTTTTGTTTTCTGTTTGCTTACTTTTGGTTATCCAACAACAATTTTCAGGGCAATAATTACTATTTACATCTTTTCTTTCAATTGTAAGATGTTCTTCATAACCATTTTGTAACGACCAGTCAATAAAATGCCTTATTGACTCAAATTTGAATTTTATACCTCTTGCTCCATAATCTTTATTACCGTTTTCTTTGCATCTATTTCTTGCATTTAATGCAATATGATAAAGTCTAGGGAAATCATTACTAAAATTATGTTTAGTTACATGTGGTATTTGTGACTTTATGCTACATTTGTTACATTGCAATTTACTTTTTTGGTTTCTTAAATAGTTAGTTGCTTTTTTTACAAATTCTCCACAATCACATTTGCATTCCCAAACAACGTATCCACCACTACGTCTTTCTTTTGTTTCGATTATTAAAGTCAATCTTCCTAATTTTAAATCTTTATAAAGTTCCATTTATTGCCATCCTTTAAATTGCATAATTATTATATCATACTCTTTGGAAGAAAGGCAATTGTTTATATTCTTATAAATTCACCGATAAGAAAAAGTCCTCCATTGAATCGACTGGTTTAATGTTAATCATTAAAAATACTTGGTCATTTGTGTTATATCTATCAATTTCCGCATTTGTCATATCTTCTGTTTTAATTCCAAGACCATCAAGATAAATCTTCTGACGTTCTGTATCAATTTTACAAATATTATTATATTCAGGATCGAGAGTTACGTCACGTTCTAATAGTGATAAATACGAATTAATAGCAGCAATCAAAAGCAATTTGTTATCATAAATGTTCAACCACTTACCAACATAATTATCCTTAATTGTATCAGTTAAATCATCTCTAATCATATCAATAGTTTCAACAATACGAATCTTTTTAAATACTGCACCTTGTGTAGCTGTAGTGGTTGTCATGCTATTTACACCACGAGCAATCTTAATATTTTCTCCATCGTTGATTAGAATTAATTTACCTGCATCAATTGCGGTGTTTCTTGCATCATCATCAGCCAATTCGTCAAAACCTTCAACTTCTGGAAACGCTTGATAAGTTAATGATCTATCAATTGGTAATCCTGCAACGATTCCTGCAATTCTAGAAGTAAATTTGATCTTACTGTACTTTACTGCATTAACTTGCACATTGTCCGAATCAAAATTAATTACTCCCATATCATCAGCAACAATGCCACCACCGACAAACTTATAAGTCTTTTTGTCTACATTACGCTTTGACTTAACCCATGTTGATATAATTGTCATATCGCCAGTAGATGCAGTAGGAACCGCTAAATAATTCCAACGTCTGTTACCCATTAACTGTAATGCTGTATTTAATGCAGGTGTAACTGTTCCGATTCTTTCAACGTAAATTTTGCGCGGAATACCCATTAAGCAAAAAGTAATAAGTTGTTTATTTTCTGCTGTCCACTCATTGCCTAACTGGTCGATACTAGTATAAACAAAACTGTTTTTTACCGTTTGCGTGTCATCTAATAAAATTAATGCCACGATACCTTTTTGTGATCTCTCAATTAAAGTTGCAGCTTTAGTTTGAAAAATAATATTTAATTTTGGTAATCCCATTTAATAAACCTCCTCAAATCTTAATATAACCACTATCTCTTAAAATAATTATTTCATCGGGCGTACATCTAGCATAAAATTCCCCCTCATTCGTCTTAAACACCTCACCATTACTAGTAATTATAACACAGATATTACCTATTACGTTTTCATTAATATGTACTTCTTGCATTATTTTAAATTGATTAATATATGTTTGTGTAACTTCATTTTCATTATACCACGATAAATTAAACATCGTATGCAAAACCTTATCTATTGTATCAAATTCAAGTTCCTGCACATTTAAATTGCGATCTAATACTTTTATGTCGGTATTTATAACAGTTTCTAATTTATTCATCATATCAAAGTTTTTATTATTAGTTTGTAGGTCTTTCTTTTCATCGCTAAAATAACTAATATTTACTAATGCTTTTTGATCCCTATAATATTTATTAAAAACACCACTTTTTAACGGCATTAAATTGATATGAAAACAAGGTCTTATTAAATTCTGCACAACTTCTTCTGTATATATTTTATATGTCGGAAAATTAGTTTTTAATATTTTACTAATTCCATTTACTAAATCGTTAAATTTTATGCTCACTTATTTTAATCACCTCAAATTTTCATTTGCAAAT